TCTACCGCTAAATCAGTCGTATGCGACACCATCATCACTTTTTTGTCTGGATTTCGCCCTAAAAACCATGCTGGGAAGAAAATTGACACTAATTGGGACTTTCCGTGCCTAGGAGGGATGTTTACACATGCCCGATCCTTACTTCCATCCTCTAAACCCATCAACATGTCCGCCAAAATGCGGTGATGCTTACCTACAATGAAGTCAGGCATCATTCTTTTGCAAAATTCTATCAAATCATCGTATGCTGCTTGGTTTTTATGGCGATTATCTAGCTCATCCACCATTTTTTCGATCTGAATGACCTCTTCTTCGCTAAAATTGTCCAAGTTATCCAACATTTGTTGGACTTCTTCTTGTGTGAATTCACTCATCTACCGTCTCCGCGTCGATTACGACTGCGTCGTCATCAACTTCAGGCGGATTTACGAGTTTTTCTAGCTTTTTTCGGAGGTTTTTCTTCAAATCATCTGTTGATTGGTGTGTAACTGTCACTTCTGACTTCTCAGCGAACAGTCCTACATCAGAAATCTTACCCAATAACTCTAATGCACGTAGCCTTATCTTAGCATCAGGGTTTTCTGTTTCTAAAATCAACTTATTTGTTATTAAATGTCGTACAGATACAGCAGATTCGACCACAGAACGCCCAAATTCACCTAAAATATTGTTTGTAAGCACCAAAGATGCCGGTGTCAGCTCTGCAACACGCGCTTTTGTAGCTTTTTTAGATGTTTTTTCGGGATCTTCTGCGTATGACATAGTCAACATACTCGCAACAGCCTCATCTTCAGCAGTCGGAGTCAAATCTAAGCCTTCCTTCTCTAGTTCCTTTGCCGTTACCGTAGCGGCACGCGCACGCATAGATAAATCTACCGTAGGATCGTCATCATATACAGGAACGCCAGTGTCTGGCTCGAGCTTTATCGTCATATTTTAGTCGCAGGTTATTAACCGTAGGTGTATATATACCAAAAAGTTATAAGAAGTACAAGTTTTATACTACACACTCCTGATAACACGTTACAACAAGGTATGGGACATTTTTACTTATTATCACACTTGTCATGTATGTGGCAAGCTGTAGGGCAGATGGGGGCTGGGTTTCCGGGGAGGTTGCCACATTTGCCACCAAATGACATAAAAATATAAAAAGTATTTATTATGACACTTTCCCATTACCAAAAATCATACGAAATATAATTAATATACATTAGAATGTATACTCCAGTATGTATATAATGCCGCCTTCCCTAACTTACTACTTACTGGAGTACTCTCTTGGCCGAACTAATGTTTCTATCATCCGCATGCGTCGTTGTATCTATTGGACTTGTTTGCATCTTTTTTGAAGATGATCTTCCCTTTTAAAGGAACGCAGCATACTAACACCATCCAACTCGTCTTCTTGTGTAAAGTCAGAGGGTAGCAAACGATATTGATTCTTACCCTCTAACTCTGCCGCAGGCATTATAAGCAACCTCTCCAGATCCAAAGCGATAAACATAAAGAAATCTGCGGTGTGGTCTGCACGCAAGTTAAAAGAATAACCAGATATACCCCTACGTTTATTATGTTGGTTGAAATGGCATAGGTTTGCAGACTTGACCTGCAATGTGAATAACGAATTGTCTAACGATTGGCACCACAAGTCTATGCCGGAACGGTCTACATGGTGGCACTCAATACCATACTTTTCTAACTTATATACCGCAAAGAACTCACCTACCCTACCTATGTGACTCGCGTTACCTTCCACTAAAGCCTGACCCATACGTAATCTACTCATATTTGGATTAGTTTTCAAAAGTAACACACAAAAAATTTTTTGACCAGCGTTTTTATAACAAGGTGGGGGGGGTTTCAAAAAAATACGATTTATTCGCTCAGATTAGTAATACATAAGCGATGGGACTCAAAAATAATAAAATCGGGGTGTCCCCCCATACCTATGGTAAACTCTGGCTAATGTGTTACTATGTGAACCATCAAGAGCAATGGTGCTTTTGAATCAACGTGTAACACTGTTACACACACTAAAGGAAATACTATTATGAAAACTTTAAAACAAGTAATTGAAGCAAACGACACAATCCTAATGGCGACTGAATTTGGTAAGGCTGACGGCGTAGTGAATGCGGTACAGGATAAGCTGAAAGATGCTAAGGAAACTAGTGACGCAATAGCTAGCGCATTCGTGGGTATTGTACCACATACGCATTTCTACTCACCTAGAGTCAGTAAGCCTAAAGATGGTGAGAAAGCTAAGAAGCCTAAAGGGACTGGCACAATAGCTTTCTATGATGAACATAGAATAGCCAATGCGGTTGGACGCATTAAGGATAAACAGGAAAGAGCAGATTTCTTATTGTCAGATGCTGAAGCTGAAGCCACATTGCCAGTAGCACGACACAAACGCCGTCGAGTATTGATTCAGCAATCTTCAACATGGGTTAAACGCTTGGGTGATGCGGTGAGAAAAGCCGAACGCGCTAAGCTACCTGAAGATGAACAGGAAGCGCTGAAAGTAAATGACGATATGGTGAAGCTAAGAGAACAGCTTTCAGCAAGAAAGCCAATAAGATCTTGACTGAAGATGTTTACAAATCAATAGTAAAAGATGTTCAAAATATCACCATCAAAATCAGCTAACCAATCTAGCCCCTCAATTGAGGGGCTTTTTTTTCGCCTTAAAAAAATTTCATTTTTTTGATACCAGTAATATAGCACTGCGTTGAGCCTAGCGTGTAACACTGTTACACACGTAATGTAACTTTTGCTTTGTAACCTTTTTATCCTTTTGTAACCCATTTGTAACCTTTTTATTGGGCGAAAAGTTACAAAGGTAAAGTCTGGTACATACAGACACACACAGACAACACTGAGACGGTAGCAAGTAGCAAAGGTGGTTATTGTGTAACCTATCTATCTATTTATTTATATTGTAACTTTTTTAAGAATATCTATATATATCCTTTATTCGAGGGCACTCTGGCAGATTATCTCCCAACATAAAAACACAAACAAAAATATCACCTCATAAATGGCGCAAAAAAGGTTACATTGTTACATTACGCGCCACCACTAGTCCCGAGCAAAAACCAAAAAGTTACAAATGGGTTACAAAGCAACGATTTGGTAACACTCTAAAAGTTACAATATCAACCTATACCAGTGTTAATCACGTTGTACCGTGTTAGCTATAAACTTGACATTATGTACCAGATGTGATATGATAGCGTAGTGTTTGTGGTAATGAGTTACTACAAGCAGGTGAGGTTGTGTAACAGTGTTACACCTACCTTTTATATTTATCGTGTAACAGTGTTACACACCAATGAGGTATTTACTATGCAAAAGCTAGACTTTGATAACCACCTTTACTACCTGCTAATGGATCATGCAGGTGTTGCGGAAGAGACAGACGGACAGCGACTAGCAGGTTGTAGCGTTGACCAAATGTTCGATGACTTGTACGGCTTACAAGATGATGCTGAGCCTATGCAGATGACCACCAAGCGAGGTACTTGCAATGCAGATTGAACATTCAACTTTGGTACATGATGTACTTACACACTTTGAGGCTGAGGCATCTAGGGCTAACCATTACTTAGACACAGCCACACTGTATAAGTTCTTATTGTATGTGCCAACAGATACCCTACAAGATTATCTATTCACCATATATGGTAAGGAGTACAGCAATGAGTCATCTATATAAAGAGTGGGACGACATTGTGCGTGAGTACACCAAGAAGCAAGCGTTTATCGAAGCGCACGAGCGTTACATTGAGATGTTTACCCACATGAATGACCGCTTAACCGAAGAACGTAAGCGACGCAACAAAGAGTACGCTTTAAATCAACCGTGTAACAGTGTTACACAACAGGAGACAGACTATGACAAATAATATCGAAGTACCAAGCCTATCATCTAGCGCACTACTAGTGCATTACAGTTGTGGCATTCCATCATTCAAAGTGCAAGACAAGCAAGCCAGTCGTGAGTTAGCACAGAGTAAGGGTGCAGATGCCGAAGCAATCAAGGTTAACAAGAACATGCTCGAGGGTAACAAGACTCTTGCACGTTTGCGACAGCTTAACGGCTTTGCACGCAACCACATCACATACAGGTATTCAGTTCCGTGGGATCGAGGCGGTTGGTGTTTACTTACTACACCCAATTACATCACTGCGCATCAAATGTATACCGAGACGATTGCGGAGTTTGAGAGCCTACGTGATGAGTTCCTTGAGAATGAGTATTCGTTCGCGCGTGTTCATGCCGAAGCTGTACTGGGTGATCTGTATGACGAGACAAAGTTCCCATCTGCTGAGTCGTTACTGGATAAGTTCTACATGCGCGTTGAGTACAAGCAGTTACCTGAGACAGGTGATTGCCGACTCGATATACCCAATGAGGCACGCTCGATACTCGAGGACAGCTTTTCCAAGCAACAAGATGAGAAGCTGAATGGTGCGATGAATCATATCTGGCAACAGCTACACACTACGCTATCAACAATGGCAATGCGTTTGAATGACACCAAGCAGGGTGAGAAGAATACATTCCGCAACAGTCTAGTTACCAATGTGCTTGACGTTGTTGACCTATTGGGTACGTGTAACGTGACAGGTGACAGTCAGATGGAAGCTATGCGCCAACGGCTCGAGTCTACGTTGCGTGGTGTAACGCCCGAGGGTTTACGTGATAGTGAGTTTCTGCGTGCCGAAACGAAAGGCAAGGTAGATGACATACTCAAGTCATTACCATCATTGGATATGTAGCATGGAAGCTAGTATACACAACATGGAGCGATGGCGTGGTGACACGTTGTATCGTGTAACAAGCAAGGGTGCGCGAGTGGTACTACGCAAGCGCACCAAACATTTACCAAAAAGTACGTGTAACACTGTTACACACAAACGAGGACAAAGCTATGAATAACGTATATGTAAGTAGTATCGAAGATATTGTTCAACTGTTGTTGAACGTAGGTGGCAAGCGCACTGTAGTAATCGAGGGTGACATGGGTATTGGTAAGTCTACCTTACAGAAGGTACTCAAGAAGCTATTGCCTGACCATCTAGCGTGTTACTTTGACTGTACCACAAAGGATCTGGGTGATCTGTTTCTACCCAACATCAATGGCGCAGATCAATGCGTATCATTCTTACCCAATGAGCAGTTTGGTATACATACTGGCAAGCCGTTGATACTAATGCTTGACGAGTTGGGCAAGGCTAACCCATCAGTCAAGAACGCGTTACTGGTTGTTATGCTCGAGCGTATGATTGGCAACCAACCATTACCCGAGGGTAGCATTGTGTTTGCAACTACCAATCTAGGCGCAGAGGGTGTAGGTGACACGTTACCACCACATGCACGCAATCGTATCATCACAGTGCGTATGCGTAAGCCGTCATCTGATGAGTGGATCAACAACTACGCTATCAACAACAGCGTACACCCATCAGTCATGGGGTTCGTCAAGGAGTTTCCACAAGTGATGCAGTCATTCACTGAGGTGTCCAACCCCGAGGACAACCCATACATCTATCACCCCAAGCGACAAGCCAACTCGTTTATCACACCACGTTCGCTCGAGTGTGCATCTGACATACTACACCAACGTGAGCATCTTACTGATGACACACTAACAGGTGCGCTGATTGGTACTATCGGTGAGCGTGGTGCGCTCGACATGATGGCGTTTGTAAAACTAGCCGACAAGCTACCAACACTTGAGTCCATCAAGACTGATCCTAGTAACGCGTTAGTACCTGACAGTGCTAGTGCAGTGTGTATGGTCGTCTATCGTGCATTATCTACCATTGATCGTGATTGGGTTGACGCGTGGGTTACATACATGAAACGCTTGAGTTCCGAGGCGCAGGGCTTGTTTGCGATGGGTGTTAAGCCATCAACGTATGGTAAGCGGTCACTGGTGATGCAGAACAAGCAGTTCACACAGTGGGCTATGGACAACAACTACATGTTCGCAAGTGATAAGGAGTAAGTCATGTTAGCAGTAGCAACTAACCTATCAGCCGAACAACGGCTGAACAAAGCAGTGATTGCTGTCATGGGACACCCCGAGTACGTTGCTCTGGCAGGTGTACTGATGGTCGGTGATCGTGAGGTACGCGATGACATACCGACAGC